CTTGGTCTACACTTTCAGATGAGAGGTTGAAAGAAAATATCCAAACGGCCAATGTTGATTTGTGCTATGACACAGTCAAAAACTTGAAACTCAGACGATATACTTGGAAGGATGGCGTCAAGGTTGATGACAAGAATGTCGTCGGTTGGATTGCCCAAGAAGTCGAAGAAGTCATTCCAAAGGCTATAACCAATGGTGGCAATAGGTATGGCATTGAAGATATTAAATTCTTGAACCCTGACCAAATTTACGCGACGATGTATGGTGCTCTTCAGAAAGTCATGGAGAATAATGAAAAACTAGAGGCTCGTGTGAAACAGTTAGAGGAAGAATTGCTCAGACGATAAATACGAAAAAAATAAAATTATTAATATATATAAACAATGTCTGGTGGAATTGCTCAATTAGTTGCGGTTGGCGCCCAAGATGTTCATCTTGTCGGCCAACCAGAAGTTTCATTTTTTAAATCCACCTACCGCCGACACACAAATTTCGCCCAAACTGTTGAAAAGCAAGTCATCCAGGGGAATGTTCAGAACAACGGGATGTCGACCGTTCGCTTGGAACGCAAGGGTGATCTCTTGGGCTATGTCTATTTGGCTCCAGTTGCTGCCAACGGCACCCAACACGCGAACATTGACGTGTGGGCGAATGTGATCACACAGGTCGAACTTTTGGTTGGGGGTCAAGTTGTGGACACTCAAGATTCTCTCTTCACGGAACGCATCGCGGTGGACGTCTTGTCCCAAAACGAAACAAAGAGTGGTAGTTTCTTTGGACGGGGTAATGCGGGTGCCTTCTACCCACTCAACTTCTTCTTCTGTGAAAACTGGCAATCTGCACTCCCATTGGTTGCTCTCCAGTATCACGATGTCGAACTCAGAATCACTTGGGGCGCGGAGGCTGCCAGCTACAGATGGGAATGTATGGCCAATTACGTCTATTTGGATACAGATGAACGCAATGGGTTCGCTTCACGACCAATCGACATCTTGTGCTACCAAGTGCAAAAAATACTACCATCGGGTTCCAGAGTGCAAGATATGTCATTCAATCACCCAGTCAAATTTTTGGCGTCTTGTCCAAACTCCAATGAAACGTTCGATGGTGCCGTGGGTGTTTTGGCCAACGGAAACAAATTGAAACTTCAAATCAATGGGGTTGATGTCACTGATTTCAAATTTGCGCACCCACACTATTCCACTGTGCCTTCATACTACCACGTGCCATTCAAAGGTTCAGCCGAGCGCGAATTGTTTATTTATCCATTCTGCTTGGATACAGCGAAACACCAACCAACGGGTTCGCTCAACTTTTCCCGTATCGACTCTGCTCGTATGGTCTCCTCCGACGAAAACTTCGTCGACAACTTGTATGCATTGAACTACAATGTCCTCCATATCGAAAATGGTATGGGTGGCCTCTTGTATGCCAACTAGACTTAGATAATTTTAGTTTTATATAATAAAGATGACAACATTTTGGAAAATTGTAATGATGCTCGGCATCATATTTGTCCTTACATACGATACAAAATCGGGGACACTCGAACGTTTCGTTGAACAACCAGTGGCGCAACACCCTCCAGGAAAAGAATGTGACTCAGGTCGCTTCCAATCCGTACAGTTCGCACAACCACAACCTTGTGAAAAACCAGGTTCTAAGACAAATATGGGAGCCATCTACGCGAAAAACACTTAAAAAACTAATCACTTATTTTAATATAATCATGTTGACCCGAGAAAATATGGTTCTTGTGACAATCGCACTTTGTGTCTTTGCCACAATCTACTTGTTCAAAGAAATGAAGGACGTCAAGTCGTCTCTCAATAAACCACCACAAATTTTGAGAGTTCCAGTCCCAATGCAGATGGAGGAACGCCGTGAACGCACACGCGAACCAGTGGTGAAAAAGGTGGAAGTCGCGGAAGATGAAGACGATGAGGAAGATGAGGAAGAATAAAAAATCAGTTTATATTAACTTGCGACATCGCAATGAAGAAATATAAGTCTATAGCAATTCCAGTATCATTTGTAGGTGATAAACCAAGGTTTCTAACTGTCAGGGATAGGCGTTTCAAGGAATGGATATTCGTGACAGGTGGATGTAGAAAAAGAGAAATACCTAATCCGATAAGATGTGCCCTCAGGGAATTAGAAGAAGAGTCGAGAGGGGTCGTCTCTTTAAAAACAGGTGAGTATACCGAATTTAAGTTTTCAGTCAAGGAAAGTCCCTCAGTAGAACTTATTTACAATGTGTTTGTGTTTTTTGTTCCATACAAAAGAAATGAACAAATAGAAATTATTTCAAAGTTTAATAATGAAAAGATAAAGACTAACCAAAAGAAAATGGCACATCTTCCAATCAAAAAAACATACGATGAAAACGATTACATTAGTTTTGATACTTTGGAAGAATTCAATAACAGGAAACGATGGGATCTCATTGTAGATAATATCATTAAAAATCCCAAATTCTATGCGTGTGTTTCATCTTTGAATAGAAAAACATTCAGTATTAAGTAGTGAAGTTATGTCATCTAAAGCCTATGTATTACGACAAATTAAAGAAATTTTACAGGATAAAAAGGATTTTTCAGAAGAAGAGGCTGATAAATTCATTGAAGACCATAAAGACAATAAAGTATATGAACTTTTAGTCATCAAAAAGGAATTAAGAACGAGTGTTCCAGAAGAGGAAGAAGAACACGTAGACGTCTCAACCATATCATCGTTTAGGTCTTCTTAAAAAATTGATTCATTATTATAGTAAGCAATAATGTTCAGACAATGGTGTAAAGACCAAGGATTTTGCAACAACAACTCTCTATCACATGTGCTCATGGACGGCGGTGTCCTCTCAGTCCCATTTGATAGATTGGATGATTTCTATGAAACCTGTGTCAAGTGTATCAAGGCAGGAGAACATATTTTCGTAGTCGAACAGAAAACAGAATTGTACAACTTTTTCGTTGATATTGACTATAAAGATGAAGAACCACTCGCCATGAGCGAAATTAAAAGTATTTCAAAAGTTATTTGTGATAAAGTCAAGTCTCTCGGAGGCAAAGAATGTATCGTGTCAGTGGCAGAACCAAAGAAGGTTGGCAATCTCATCAAAACTGGAATTCACTATAACTGGAACGCACTCGTCGTCGACCAGGAAGGTGCTCTGTCGTTGAGGGATCACATTATTTCAACACTTAAACTTGTGTATGGATCACAGGATTGGAATGATATTGTTGATGTCGCAGTCTACGGGAATATAGAAAAACAAACCAAAGGTTCAGGGTTTAGAATGCCATGGTCTCACAAGAAAGGAAAACACGAAGAGTGCCAGGGGAGAGGATGTGCTTTGTGTAATCAAACAGGGAAATGCACACAGACACCATATCTACCAGTCTTCAGGTACAATGATGGACCGTTAAATCTCCTCCAAGAAATATCACAAGAACCATCACTGGACATGTTAAAACTTACAACCGTCAGAACAGACTGTGATATTCCAACTCGTATCAAACCACTTCTTGTTAAAAATCAAAAACTTCTCAAAGAGGGTGGATTTACAAAACATCAAACTAAAAATGAAGTGTGTAATTCAGAATTGGAAGCATATCTTGAAACATTTATAAGACAAAATATGGAAGGACAATCAACGGCCAGGATTACAAAACTTTTTAAACATAAAAATTCATATCTTGTATCAACACAATCAAGATATTGTGAAAATCTTGGGAGAGAACATAATTCAAATCATATTTGGTTTTATGTAAATGGAAATAATATCATGCAGAAATGTTTCTGTGATTGTGAAACAAATAGAGGACGACGATCAGGATTTTGTAAAGATTTTTCTGGAAGGAAACATATTCTTCATGAAAAAATTACAAAGTTGATGTATCCACCAGAAGTTCCAATGCCAACTACACCAACAACAACAACAACACCACCAGTGGTCATTTCAAATTCAACAACCAAAGCATCACTGGAAAACTTTATCAATAAATATATTGACGGACAACAAAATGTTGAAATTACTAAGATGACAAAACAAAGAAACAAATATATTTTAGAAACGACAGCAACATTCTGTGAAAAAGCAGATATGGATCACGATGATTGTATTCCTTTTGTCATAGATAAGGGAGTAATCATGGCACAATGTCCTTGTAAGATTAAAAAGTTTTCACCGAGAGGACACTTTCTTAGTTCAAAGTTAAAAGATACGCTATTTCCACCAAAGAAAAAATAATAGATTAGTTTAGAAGAGATGCTTTCTGTAATATTCATCGCACTTATTGTATTCCTTTCACTCAAACTCGTAAAGAGAGACACAGATGATTTCAAAACTATCGTTGAAATTCAGAAGAAAATTCATAAATATTCAGGAGTTCACCCAGAATTATATGAACAATACCTTGCATATATCAATCTCGCAAAAGAAACCATCAATGATACAAATAATTCAAAACAATTCTTTTACAAATCTCTACAAATTCTTGAAGAAATCGCACTCTATGGAGAATCAGGTGATTTAGATATTCAAGAAGATATGACCTATCTTATTCAACAATTGGGGTATGAATTTGAACGATTATTGCTCAATTCGGCGATTAATAGTGGTGTTCGTTTTAGACCTAAATACCTCAATGAGAAAATAGATGCTTAAAAGTTTCTTTGGTAATAATATTAATATGTCTGCCCCCGCAAACGCTCCCCGAACTCGTTATGGAAGAAACGTAAAGGCTCCTGCTCGTTTCGAACCAGAAGAAGAGATTATTGACGATTACACAGACACAGAATGTGAAGACGATGACGAAGAATTTTCCGATGATGATGATGAATATTCAGATGATGATGACGAAGAGGACGATGACGATGATGAGGATATGGACGAACACGGCAATTTGAAGGATTTTGTCGTATATAGCGACGAAGAGGATGACGATGAGTAAGATATTGCTTAAAAAAATGAATGATCTAGTATATAATGGAAACCGAAGTTGGCGTTCCTTTAGATTTTAAACCAAATATGGATTTTAATGATAAGATAATGGCAAGAAGCACAGTAGAAGAACCATTTGCAACGCCTATAGAAAGTGTGTATCCTGACCACGATCAACAGCCACAATACCAACAACACCAACAACAATATTACCAGGAACCGATATATTATCAGCAACAACAACAACCGATAATGTATCCGACCGAAAAACCAGATCTATTTGCACATTTAGACAAAACTGCTTACATTATAGCATTTGTCACTTTCATTCTAGGATACTTTATGGGCAAAAGTGTACAACCCGTCATTATCAGACCTGGATGATCCAACAAAATCACCAATGGGACCAGTTTCGGGTTCTGAAAAATAGGCTCTGCCCACAACTAGAGGATCTGTAATTAAATCTTTACCAACATCCAACGCCGTAGTTTCCAGGTCTTGTCGACGTGTATAAGCCACATACATGAAATATACCAACCCGCCGACAATGCCCAATGTGAGTATGTTCATCACAATACTAAAACGAAATAATATCAACAGAGACGAGAAAATTATTATAAATAATGTTTGAGAACTATTCATTATTTATAGTAATTGTATATTTTTTTGAACTTGTATTTTTTTTTCAATTACGCTTCTTCAGCAACTGGAGTTTCCTCAGCAACTGGAGTTTCCTCGATGATTTCACCTTCTTCCGGTTCCTCGGTTTCCTTAATCTCTTCAAGTGCCTTGGCGGCTTCCAATTCCTTGAGTTCTTCTTCGCGTTCCAACTCACGCTGCTTTCGGCGCTCTTCAACTTCCTGGGCGTAGACGTCATTCGCTTCCTTCACCAATTCTTCCATTGGAGCATCGGGCTTTTCCTTTTTGAGACGCTCCAATACTTCCGCTGGATGGGTCAAAGGCGCTTCATCAGGCTTACTGTAATATTTGGAATTTTCATCACCTGGGCGAATGTATGGCATTGTTTCACCAGACTTCTTCGCCATCATATCACGCTTACGCTCCTCGAAGTGGCGGGCAGCCATTGCTTGGTTCTCCTTGTAGCCAGCCATAATCTCTTCAAGTTTATCATTCGTGTAATGCACATCGTTAATAGCAACGGGATCAGGTGGAATCAAAACCCATTGATACATATCAGAAACATAAATGTCAAAGGTAGAATCTTCCGCCTGGAGTTTAGCAGCATGCTTCGCAGCCTCTTCTTGTGTATTGAAACAACCACGAATCTTAATACCAAACTTTTCGTGCTTTTGTGGAGCCTCGGGCCCAATGCACGAGATGACGACGTAGTTTTGACCTGGGACAGTAATAGTATCACGAGTAAGAGACATTATACTGTTAATACAGATAATATCTTTAAGCGAATTACGCATATATTTGGTAATGACGTATTGAATGAACACTCTGTCGGATAGGCTCATTTATCCACATGTCTTCATGTTTTCCAATTATTGCCCTGACCCTTTCATCATCATAAAATGAATCATAGAGGGGATTGATAAAAAAAACTTTATGTTTATATTTAGTCTTGTATGGAAATTCATTGCGACAGAATACATAGGGTGTGCTCTTACAATCAAAGAGTTTTGTCATAATGTATTCCTCCGTGTCTCCAAAAAGTTCTTTGGTTATTTTCTTGTGCATCTCATAACATTCAATCTCATCTTCGCGCCTCTTGAGCATATTGAGTTAAATAGTTATTTATTTTTTTCAAATTATACAACAAATGCCACAGTGTATTGAATGTGAAAAGGATATTGAAAAGGATTATTTTTGCACACCGTGTTATTGGCTACATTCAAATATTCATATCAGGTTGCGAAGAGGTGGGATATGCACATTTGAAGATTGTGAAGAAGATCCAGACAAGAAACAAGATGTGTTTACTTGGACAAAATGTTCTCATACAGCCTGTGTATCATGCTACAAAGCAACGCCACATATGATTAAATATAAAGTCGAGAGATCAAAAAATGCAAACTCAAGGTGTCCAGTATGTGCTAAAATCGCAAAAGAAAATTGTAAATTAATTAGAGATGGAGGAAACAACACCAGACCCGAACATATTCAGACCGAAACCTGATTGTGCGTTCGGAAATCTAGTGTTGTCAATGCTTTCACATTTTATAACAGCGGGGGAAAATTCAAAATTTCATGAAGATGTATTCCTATACGGAAGAGACTTATTTCTACAAAGAATTAAAACTGTCACAGACGATGTTCCACCAGGTAATGCGTCTATCAATTCAGAAGAAATGAAAGTACTTCATTTAATTTATGGAAACACATCCGAAGTCATGAATAAAATGTTCAGACCTACACCACTTCTACAAAGACAAATAGATGAATACTATCAACACGTCAAGGACTGTGTCGCGGGGTTTCATTGTAGAAGAGGATTGAGTTGCGAAGATTCCGCACAATTTGGCTATTTTCCATTTGCGTCCATCAAGGCTGTAGATGCAATGATTCATGAAGCACTACGAATGGATGCACCAGTTTATTTTACAAGTGATTCAAAATCAACCAAAGAATATTTTAGATCAAGGGTTCCAAAAGCAATTACTTTTGATTTTGACATTGGATTTACTGCCGATGAACATTCCCAGTTTCATGAAGTGAGTGATGAAGACACAGTAAATAAAATGAATAGTTTCATTGAATGGTTTCTCTTGGCCAAAATGCCACGGGTATACATGACCAATGGTGGTATTAATGGTAGAAATGTATCCGAGTTTGTCGAAGAAGGTTTAACATCAACATTTGGATATTCCGCAGCACTCTATGGTTATAAAATACCATATTATGTTTTCAACGATGGTGCTATATTTTATCCCGGTAAAGAAGACACCGTTGAAAGACACTCCTCCAGATATAATTGGTCTGATATTTTAACCAGAAAGTTTATTTCATATTCACTATGGGGAGACAATAAAGTATATACATATGGAATGATTGAAAATGTTATTGCAGCAAGAAAATATTTTCCAATGTGGTTGTTAAGAATTCATTATAATTCAACTGTTCCACAAAATATTATTGATTGGTTAGGAAGCCAACCTAATGTAAATCTTGTGAAACACACTGGTGATGAAATGAGAGCAGCCAATACACTTTGGAGGTTTAATGATTTGTTCGTTGGCATTGATGATGAACATGGTTCAACTGTTATATTCCGTGATTGTGATTCAAGATTAGGTGAAAGAGAAAAGAATTTAGTCGAAGAATGGTTAAAATCAAGAAAAGATTGTCACATCATTAGAGATCACGAAGGTCATACTTGTCCTATATTGGCAGGAATGTTTGGAGTGAGAAATAAAGTTTTAAAATATATTCCACAATTGACACACACCAATGATATTAACTCGCCACCCATGAGTTTTGTAGAGGGAAAACATGTGTTCATACATTTCTTGAGAAGTATCACAAGAGAAAATGATGTGTATTTAATTGATCAACAATTTTTAGCCAGTATTTATCCATATGTTATTAATCATGCATTTGTGCATTGTAGTGCAAATAAATATGAACCCTTTGCAACAGATATTGAACCTGTGGAGACTGGATACATCGGTGAAGTTGTATACACCGCTCCAAATGCATGTAAAATATTTGGTGAAGATGAAAATACTTCATTTGAAAGAGTATTTCAAACTCAAACTCTATAAATTTTTAAAACTTCATCAACTGCTGGATGTCTCACAATATCTTCAGAACCCATGGAGACACGATCTAAATATTCATATTCACTACCTTCCATTTTATTGACAAGGTCTAACAAACCATTACTATAAATTGAAAGGTCGCTTTGCTCAGTATCGCCTGTAATTATCATTTTAGAATTCTCACCCAATCGGGTCAACATCATTTTTATTTGATTCACAGTACTATTTTGCATTTCATCCGCAATTATAAAAGTATCTGTAAAAGTTCTTCCTCTCATGTAGCCCAATGGAGCAATCTCAATGACACGTTGAAGTTTATTGTGGGGGAGACGATTCTCAAACATATCCCACATTGGACGAACCCAAGGTTCCATCTTCTGATCAATGTCCCCAGGTAAATATCCCATGTCTTCATCGGCTGCAACAATAGGTCGTGTAAGAATTATTTTTGAACACTTTCTTTCTTCCAAATATGTCAATGCCAAATGACACGCCAACATTGTTTTACCACAACCAGCAGGACCAGTCGCAACGACGATTGGCTTTGGGGAAGATAAGGCTTCCACATATCTAAGTTGTCCAGGTGTTTTCGCAATGATGACGTTCATTTTATATTTAGAAATATTATTATATACTAATATAGACACACCATGGAATTTAATCTTATCAAATTCACACCAACTCAAAGATATTCAAGAATTATTGATCCAAATGAAAGACCGAGATACATATGTTTTGGTCAAAGAGACATAGCACAAAAATGTGTCAAGGATATTTGTATGTATCGTTCCAAATATGGAACTTGGCCAGAAGTGGATTTCACAAAAAAGATTACAACTGTCAAAATGAAGGAGATACGAAAAGAAAGAAAACCCGAGGAACTTGAAAAATTCATGATGATTGAAACATTTGATGAAGTTCAACTTGAAAATTTATCAAAATGTTTCAACATGCAATTCTTTTATTGTACAGAATTTAAACTTTTTTCTGAAACAAATAATACATTATCCCTAGCCATTCGTGGAAGTGATGTAGAAATTCCATCCGATGAGGCTCTTTTCAAAGGACAATTGGAAATGAATCTCAAATTAAGATGAGTAAAATTAGCATTAAGATTAACTTTGTAATAATTAAATGTGTGGCATTGTTTGCACATTCGGTGAATTCCGTGAAATCCCTAAAAATCTTTTAGAGCACAGAGGTCCCGATGACTATAGAAATGTCCAGTTTGGTGATTGCCAGATTGATTATTATCGATTAGCAATTAATGATTTAACAAGCGCTGGTATGCAACCCTTTGTTTCAGAGAAGGCTATATTTGCATGCAATGGAGAAATATATAATTATAAGAACTTCAGAACAGGAAAAGAAAAGAGTTCAAGTGATTGTGAAGTTGTCATGGGTATGATTGAGAAAATGGGTATTAAATCAACACTTGAAAATATTAATGGAGACTATGCTTTTATTTATTCAGATGGTTCAAGAATTATAGCGGCTCGTGATCCAGTCGGTGTTCGTCCAATGTTTTATACAAGATATGGAAAAGATAATTCATTAGCCTTTGCGAGTGAAGCCAAGGCTCTTCTCTTTTTAGGGACTAAGATTGAGATTTTCCCACCGGGGTATTTTTATGATTCATTGATTGGTGATTTTGTATGTCATCATAACGTGTATTGGTCTCAGTCCTTGGATACTAAACAATATATTGAAAAGGAATGGTTGAAAACATTTTTGGAAGAAGGTATTAAACTTCGTTTGGACACAACAGATAGACCTATTGGATTTTTACTTTCAGGTGGATTGGATAGTAGTCTAATCGCTTCCATTGCACAAAGATATATTGGTAAAATTAAAACTTTTTCAATTGGAGTTCAGGATAGTCCAGATCTCGTGGCTGCTCGTCGCGTCGCAGACTATTTAGATTCAGATCACACCGAAGTTATATTTACACCCGAAGAAGGCATTAAGGCACTCCCCCATGTTATTAAATCTTTGGAATCCTATGATACAACAACAGTTCGAGCAAGTATCCCAATGTGGTTGCTTTGTAAATACATCAAGGAAAATACACCATGTCGGTATATCTTTTCTGGTGAGGGAAGTGATGAAGTTCTTGGAGGCTATTTATATTTTCACTATGCTCCCTCAGAAGTTGAATTCTCCATGGAGAACCTACGAAGACTTAAACTCATCCACCAATTCGATGGTCTACGAGCAGATAGGTGTGCCGGTGCACATGGATTGGATTTAGTTGTTCCATTCCTTGATAAAAATTTTATTCAATGTGCCATGACAATTGAACAACGATTAAAAGTTCCAAGTGAAGGTTTTCCAGAAATAGAAAAAAGAGTTCTTCGAGAAATATTTAATGAATATCTTCCAGATGATATTCTATGGAGACAAAAAGATGGTATGAGTGACGCCGTTGGTAAGTCTTGGGTCACACAACTTAAACTTTTCTGTGAAAATAGTATTTCTGATATGCACCTAAAAATGATTCAAAATACTGCCGAAAAACATAACACACCCCAAACAAAGGAAGAAGCACTGTATCGAATGTTCTTTTGGGACATCTACGGACGAAAGAATGATCATCTCATTAGTGAAATATGGAGACCAAAGTGGATTGATATTTCTGATCCAAGTGCCAATTTTATTAAAGATAAATTATCTGCGTCTCAACACTAACTTTATAATATTCAATACTTTCAGTATGGACTCCACGACCAAACAATTCACCAAAGCATTTGAACCAAGTAATAAAGAACATGTCCTCTGGCTCAAGGCCGTTGGTGAATCCATTAAGAATGTGAATCCCGGTGATAAGAAGTTGGACTTGGAAAAGTTGGTCAATCAAAACCCATTTCATGAAAGATTGGATAATTTCATGGACTGGGCATACGCACACTTCAGTATTGCGATGAAATACACAGATGCTGTCCTATCAGGAGATGCTTTTATTCCATGTCAGTCTCCAAAGGAGCACGACACACAGGACAACAATTAGTTTTTAACATATTTTCACATAGGAAACACAAAGGATGATCGCATCCAATGGTTCGACACGATGTTTCCTCGTGGCACACACAACATTTATCTAAATCCATGAACTCATCCTTAAACACGAGACTTTCAATTTCGTGTTTAGAGATATCGCAGAATGTATCATATTTTTTATTGTAGCGTATAGATTTTAGGGCTTCATAAATATTTTTTCCAAGATTTTCATCATCTTCAAATTTCTGTGATAAAAGTGTTGCATCTCTTCGACCATCTGAACACACACATAAATACAAATCCTTGGTGATATATGCGTTCACGGGGATATTCAATACCCTTTGAACAGTCTTTAAACAATATTGAGAGGCTGTTGTATTTTGAAAATACTTTTTAATGGTATTTCCGAGATCCATCCTTTCTTAAGTTCAGTACAAATTATGTTTTTATATTGTATACATGGTTGCATCAACATCCAGAACAGGCACTGCGTCATCGCGAAGACGACCACCTCTAGGAACATCGTCAACTGCAACTGGAACTCTCAGAAGACAAAATTCAGGATATAGATCACAAGGGTTTGGACGTGGAATTCACCGTTTAGACAAAGATCGTGTTGAAATGATGACACAGAGAATTTCTAAGATCACTAATGAAATTTCAAATTTTGATGATATGGGCACAGAATTAGAAAAACCAAATACGGGAGAATGTATTGAACTACGTTATTACCTTACTATGGATGATGACAAATATGCTAACCAAATACAATTAATGGATAGTATTCTGGAATATTATGATAAATTCACACAATTTGCATCTAAATGTAAAGAAGTATATATACAAAGAATAAATGATAGTTTATCTATGAAAGATTTAATGAATAGTATTGAGCAGATCAAACAAATCATAGAGAGAGTATCCACTTTAACTAATAAGGTAACTCCGGTATCACATAATAGATCGAATATAGTGCCTAATATAACGAGACGATCATATGAATGGTTTTTTAACAAAATAATAATTAAACAGACTAAAATACAATTTGATAAAAAGAAAGATCAATTAATTAGTAAAGAACAAAAAAATATATATAACTCATTAATACTTCAAAATAGTATATCCAATAATGATATATCTAGTATAAAAGATAAGTCATTAAAAATAAAATTAAGAGTTGAACAGAAGAAGAAGAAGAAACAAATGTTTATAAATGAGGATAAAATACAAAATGAACAAATAAAATATTTTAAAAATACTTCTAATTTTAGAAAAAATAATCGTTATGTAAATCAAATATTTTCAAAAAACTTTAAAAATGAATTAGAAAAAAAACGAAAAGAAGTTATAAAAGATTTCACTTCTGCATATAAAAGTGCTCGTATACGTTTCCTTCGTGGGTATGTGTCGTATATCAAACAATTAATTAGAACAGGTGAAGCAAACAAAAATTATGCGAAAGAATATAGAAATGCGACAAAACAAATGTCATCCAACTATGGTTCTCCATTTTTGAGAAAATATACTCGTGAAGCTGCCAAAAGTATGTCAAAGACTGAACAGTCGTATAGAAAACAAATTCTTAAACTTGTTCAACTTCTCAAGAAAAAATATAAGCGATAAGTAAAGAATGAATCGTGTAGCAGTGTCCGTAGTTTTGGCTTTTGTGGTTCTTTACCTCATGAAGCAACGCTCCAATTATGTGAATGAATATAACAACTATGCCAACTTGGGTTCTTTGTCTCAACAATATATTGCCTCCCATCCAAATCGTCGTGTCTCTGATTTCTTCAGTGCCCACGCTCCAGGTGAGTAAATAAAAAATGTATTTATTTTAACTAAGTCCGTTATGAACGGAGTAGCCTCAATAAACGACCACAAAATGCGTCCCTTTGTTGAGGCTAAGATTTCAGAGATATTAAATGTCCCAGTTGAGGATCCCCGATGTGTAAACATAGAGAAGGCAATCTTCAATTGGACGATTGATAGTGCGAATAAAATTTCACAAACACCAAGTTGGGAAAACCCACGTGTGCGTAGTATTTATAAACAAAAATATTTAAGTATCAAGTTTAATCTTGAAAAAAGTGAACAACTTCGTGAAAAAATTTTAAATGGTTCAGTGAAGGCAATGAATATAGTCAATCTTTCGCCCGTAGGTCTTTGGCCGGATGGTCCTTGGGATAAGGCTCAACAAGAACGAATTATTTTGAATCTCAAGAAGGAACACATTAACAATGATGAAAAGGTTGAAGGTTTCTTCACGTGTGGTAAATGTAAGGGTAAAAACACATCCTATTATCAATTACAAACAAGGTCTGCAGATGAACCAATGACTACATTTGTGACTTGTTTTACGTGTGATATCCGCTGGAAGTGTTAATGACATGCTCAGAGTCAGTCAAGTCTGTATCCATGTCCCCAACGGATAGGATATATTTCCAACCTGTTTGTTTCTTTGCGTCGCCCTTGTTTTCCATAGGGACAAATATAAGTTGGTCGTAGTATATATTATTATTATGTAATTCAGCAACAGTGTATTCAATATTTTCCTTGTATCCTGGTCGAGCGGTCATGATTATAATGTAGTATCCTAAACTCTTGGCCTCCTTGAGTAAATCAATCATCCATTCATTTCTTGTTCCCTGTGGTGCCAATATTTGATAGATTAAAGTATCATCTATGTCAAACATCACAGCATCTCCATCTTCCCTGACCCTATTCTGTAAAATATTTAAGCCGTGCATATAAAGGCGTTCCATTTGAACAACCATTTGTAATTATGTGAGAAAAAAGAGATAAAGATTTCACACAATTACAAAGTAGTTAATAACAACATGAAACAAAACGAACTTGTCGATGTCGCAACTGGGGACGGTGTGGTATGTTTGGCTCGCATTGTAAAAGTGGGTTCAAATATGACCGATGTTCAATTCTTATCACCTGTTCGTAGAAATACATTCTCATTTGAAGATGGTATTGAAAGTGTTCCAAATGAAACTATTATTGGTTTCTATGATACTGAAAACATTGAAGATACTAAAATGTATAGAATGATAAACACGAATGTGTTTGAAGGCGTTGATTATGAATCTGAATCTGAATCCGATGCTGATTTTGAACCAGATGAGTATGATAGTGAAGATGACGATGATATTTCACTTGTAGATGAGGACGAAACAGACGAAGAAGACGAAGAATAATTTTCTCAACTTACAATAAATGAATCCAATTCTCAAATTCCTCCTTCTTCTTATCGTTGTGTATATTGCTTATGTCCAAGCAATGAAACTTCGTCCCAAAAAAGAAAAGTTCTGCGGTGCGTGTGGTGCTTTAGCGGCGTCGCGTTAAATATTTCTCCCTTTGTGCCTCCACAATGGCAAAAATGTTTGTATATATAAATGGTGAATTGCACTCATACAATTGATTCCAGTACATGTTTTGTGTGTTCCCTACTGAATAAAATGTATTCAGAGAAAAGGGTGGAACGAGACAAAATACCATGGCTTGCGCGTACACTTATGGGTATTCTTCGCACACAGGTAAAGGGGGTGCCTTTTGTAATTAAAGACATCTCAGGAGATATACATTCAGAAGAAGTATCCGTCAATGAAACAACACGAGACCTAATTCAACAGTTTTTAAACGACACAAGTGATGTCCATGTAATGAACACACTAATACAAAATCTTAGATTACTATATAATAATGGTTCAGTGCGTTCATGATAATACAGTAAGAACGTGCCCCGTATGTCGGAGAATACTTCAAATCAAAAATCAACAAACAGTGTCATTGAAAAAACTTGTAGTTCTCGTCTCAGATTTATTGTTTTTTAGACGACACGCCACTATATATAACAGAGGTCCATTAACTGAACCAGGAATGGATATTGCAATCCGTATAAATACTTTTAATGCGAGGGACAATATTAAAATTCCTGTAACTGAACCATTAAAAACAGCGATAGTGAACTTTGGACAACATCCTAGGCAAACTCTTAGAATAAACGATGTAGTGTTCAGAAGTCTTCAAGCCATTGAATTCAAGAACAATAATAACAACAACAATAGGAGCAACAACAACAACAACAATAGGAGCAACAACAACAACAGTAGGAGCAACAACAACAACAACAATATGAGCAACCGGAATAATAGTACACCATTTGCTTCACCTACTAGACCAAGACGACGATAGTGCGAGATATTACCATATACTATTTTCTACATAATTGTATAAGACGATGAAAGTTTTTTTTATGTCAACTCACGCAAACCAGGGGACAGGGTATGGCCGTGTGGCTAATAAAATGACAAACCATATGGCAAATATGTCTAATGTTGAGGTTGTATTTTATGGTTTCCAGAATTATCCAGGTCAGGATGTAAAGGATCGTTTCATCGATGAACGTATTACATTTTATGATGCTCTTGAATTGGATCCAGAAGCCCCTAAAGGTTTTGGTGATGCTGGTATTGTTCCATCTATTGAAAAGGAAAAGCCAGATATTCTTTTCATCTATAGTGATCTTCCAGTTGTTACTGCTATCCTTGATAAAATTCCTCCGGAAGTGAGACCACCAAAGATTTATATTTATCTTGATATTGTGTATCCATGGCAATCACTTGAAATGTATTCTCGTTTGAGGTCTCAAAATGTTGATAAAATTTTTGTTTTCCTTGAATGTTGGAAGAGACATCTTGTGGATGACTTGAAGTTTGAAGAAGATAAGGTTATTTACCTTCCCCACGGTGTGGATACCGAACAATTTAATCACATTGATGCCAGAGAGGCAAAGAAAAAGATGGGTTTCGATGAAGATGATTTTATTGTTTTGAACATGAATAGAAATTCCTATCGTAAGATGTGGTCTACAACAATGGAGGCTTTCATTGAATTCCTTCAAATGAATGACTTTAATGAAAAGATTAAATTGTATTGTGGGTGTATGATGGATGCTAAGGATTCCTTCAACCTTCCAATGTTGGTAAATAAGATTTGTCTTCAAAGAGGATTGGATACTCAAAAGATAATGACAAAGCATATTTTCCGAACACCCACACCAACTTTTTCTCCCGAAGAAGTTATTAATTTGTGTTACAACATGGGTGATGTTGGATTGAATACTTGTTGTGGTGAAGGTTTTGGTCTTACTACTTTGGAACACTTATATTTCAATAAACCACAAATTGTTTCCGCTGTTCCAGCATTGATTGAAACTCTTCAAGACCGCGCAATTTATGTCCCACCATGTTTCATTACGACAATGTTTCAATTTGAGACGCACGTTGGTGATATTATGTTTACTGATCCACGAGTATTTGCTCAGGCTTTGAACCATGTGTATAATGATAAGGTGTATCTTGAAGGTGGTGATGAATATGTTAAAGAAAACTTCCCTTGGGAGAAGATGTATGAGATTATGAATGAACATTTAGAATAAAATAAAAAAATAATAAAATACTTTTTTATAATTATTATTG